GGAGAAAAGAACATAGATAAGTTTATTTCTTCATGGAGAGATAAGTCATACGAAGAAGACCCCGAATATTATGATTTTATCAAAGAACAAGTAATGATGGACGACGTAGTTTCAGAGCAAGGCTCTGCAGCTTTTTAAATAATGTACACTATAGACATTCACCATAAAGGTGATAAAAAACCTACTGCTTACAAGATATATAGGAAAGAAGAAGCAGATGACAAAGAAATCAAATATAAAGCATGGAGAGAAGCTGAAGAAGGAGATTACGCCATATCCGATGATAAATACGTGGCTAAAGTCATCAGCAAGTCTACCTATAAGCCTACTAGTGTTTATATTAGGCTTCCCTATGGTTATACTTTTTATAATCCTCGTTATACTTCCGTTAAGCTTAATGCATCGGGTAGGAAAGCAAATAATACAATTTCTGGCAAAACTCATTGGGAAGTGTTGTCAGGTGGTCAAAAGATGAAAAACCTAGCAATGGTCTATGCACAGACTATGGACTACGATAAAACAATCAATCACGTTCTAGATAATCCAAGTGATAGTACTAAAATCATGTGGAAGAGAAGAATGAAGAAGGAGAAATTCAAAGATATGGTAAGAGAAGAATTACAAAAGTTACTTCAAGAGCATGGCTTAACAGAGGCTTATACCTTAGAATTACTTGAAGAGACTATTAAAAAAGCCAAAGATAAAGGAGATGTTACTAATTTAATGAGAGCTGTTGATAATCTGCAGGATATGCATGGTATGAAAGAAAAGCATCTTGTTAAGACTGTAGAACAAATAGAGGCTACTAGTAATGTCAAACTAATAGATGAGCTTAGAGAAGAAGAAGATAAGCTTATTGCAACAAGAACTACAACTAAGGAGGAGAAGTAATGAGTATATGGGAAAAGAAATCAGGCAGGAAAATAAGAAGTAATTTAAGTGGAAAAGGTATGGCTATGCGTCGCGGAGAAACGAGTTCTAGGCCAATGCCTTCTGAGCCAATGCCTTCTGAGCCAATGAATGCTAAATATGGAAAAAAAGGTTCCGATTACAGAGCTGGTACTAGTATACCTACAAAAGATGTGACTGATATAATTAAAATTATAGATAATAATATGCCAGGAATGAGAGAGCCTTATATCCAAGGAATACAGCATGGTCGTTTTAGTGAAGTTGAAAGTATTAAAGAAGATTTAGGGATTGAGAGTGATTATCATAATAAAATGAGAGCTTTTGCAGAAGATTATAAAAGTGGAGCTAGTAATATTCATCCATTGGCTAGAATGCGTAGGGGGAAGAAGTAATGCCATACGGAAAAGGTACATATGGGTCTAAAGTTGGAAGACCTAAAAAGACAGCTAAGAAAAAACCAGTAAAAAAGAAGAAAAAAAAGAAGTATTAATTGGATTACGAGGAAAAATATGAGCAATTACAAGCTCTTAAAAAACTACGTAACAACATGGCTTTATTCGGGAAGCACTGCTTTCCCACGGCTCTTAAAAAAGCTACACCCCCCTTTCATAATGAGGTTTATGCAAATTTATCAAATGATGAAAAACGCAGGGTTTTAATAGCTGCTCCTCGTGGAACGGCTAAATCAACTGTTACTACGCTTATATTTCCTTTATGGAAAGCGGCTTTTAAATCAAGTACAGATGAACTATTTATAGTTATAGTATCTGAATCACAAGCTCAGTCTATTAACTTCTTATCTAGGATTAAATATCATTTGACTCATTCTGATAAATTTAGACAAATATTTGGAGACATGGGACCTAATACAGCTAAAAGATGGACTCATACTGATATTGTACTTGCTAATGGAACTAGAATGATAGCAGTTGGCACAGGACAAAGAGTTAGGGGTTTTATTGAAGGAGATACTCGTCCTAACTTAATTATAGTAGATGACTTTGAATCAGAGTTAAATGCTTACACTCCTGAAGCTAGAGCTAAAAACAGAAAGTGGATGACAGAAGCAGTTATTCCAAGTTTGTCGGATGAAGGTAGAATTGCTATGATAGGTACGGTTATATCCGAAGATTGCTTCTTATGCTGGGCAAAAGAATCTAGCGCATGGAACGTGTTATGGTTTTCTATATGGGACGATGATGAGAAGAGTATTTGGCCTGAAAGGTTTCCAAGAGACAGGATATTGGCCATAAAAGACGAATTTTCGTCTGTAGGGAATATCAATGGATTCTATCAGGAATACATGAATATAGCCCAATCTCCTGATGATGCTCCATTTCAACCAGATTGGATTAAAATTCATCATTACGATTACGAGCGCTCACAAGGACAGAATCTTTTAATTAAAAACAAAGGATTGGAAAATGAAGAAACAAAGCCTGTTGAACTGTATACTGGAGTGGACCCTGCAAGTTCTTTGTCTGCTAGGGCTGACTATTTTGTTATTGCTACTATCGCCATTGATTCCGATAATAATAAATATATTGTAGATGTTTATAGAGATAGAATTTCACCAGCAGAACAGCCTCAAAAAATAATTGATACATATAAAAAATATAAACCAAGAAGGATTAAAGTTGAAACTGTTGGTTATCAAGAAGCTTTAAGAACTGCAGTAAGAGAAATAATGAGAGAAGAAAATTTATATATACCAGGATTAGAATCTGGTGTTAAACCAAGAAATAGTAAATCAGAAAGGTTATTATCGCTAGTACCATTGTTTGCCAAAGGGACTTTTTACTTTAGGGCAGAAGATATAAAAGCTCAACAAGAGTTTTTGTCATATCCAAAAGGAAAGCATGATGATATAATGGATGCTATTTGGACTGCTTTAGATGGAGCAAAGCCCTGTAGAATGAAGGAATTTGAGAAATTATCTGATGAAGATTGGAGAAATCCAAATAAAAACCTTGATTGGATGACAATGTAATGCGTAAATTAAGATGATGGATAAATCTAAAAAAGACATAGTTGACGAAACCTTACAGTTATTTGACGATTATTCTAGTAAAAGAGATAATTGGGCTAGTCAAGCAAAAGAAGATAAAGAGTTTAGATTGGGCAAGCAGTGGACTGCTGACCAAAGAAAAGTTTTAGAAGGAAGAGGTCAGGCTCCTATTGTTATAAATAGAGTGCATCCTGCGGTAGAATCTGCTAAAGCAATGCTTACTGCTAACAGGCCTTCTTTCAGGTGCGCCCCAAGAGAAGACTCTGATAATAAAGTAGCTCAAGTTATGAGCGCTCTTCTTACTTATATGTACGATATATCAGATGGAAGGACTGTTATTAGACAGGCTGTAGATGATTATTATACCATGGGTATGGGTTTTATACAGGTATACCAAGACCCTTCTAAAGATATGGGAAAAGGAGAGGTGTGCTTTCATGATATAGACCCTTTAGATGTTTATGTAGACCCTAATAGTCGACACAGATTGTTTGATGATGCTGAAAATATCATTATATCAAAATTATTTACTAAAGACCAAGCAAAGCAATTATACCCTTTGTATAGCAAAGCTATTGATAATGCTCAGTCTGACTCTGGGAACAAAGTAGATTTTAATGCTCCATGGACCGAACGCGAAGATGATGGAGAGGTTACGTTTCCAGAAGACGTAGGAAGAGTTAATAACCAAGAATATGTTAGAGGTTATGAAAGGTACTACAAAGTTGATGTTACAGAGTTTAGAACTTATGAAACTTTCTCTGGTAAAGAAGAGCTATTAAGCGAAGAGCAGTATGAGTTGTATTCTCAAAGACCAGCATGGGTCCTTCAAGGGAATATAATTACTGATTCTGAAAAAGCTAAAAGTCTTTTTAATCAATTAAAGCAACAAAGAATGCAAGCTATTGCTGAAAAAGTTCAAGAATTAGTATATGCAGGCTATAGCGAAAAAGACTCTATGGAAATTGCAGAACAAGAAGTTTCGCAAATACAGCTAGAAGAAATTACTTTTGCTGATTTAATGATGAAAAAAATGATTGAAGTTGTTAGGATTTCAACTAAAAAAGTTAAACAATGCGTAATTATAGGAGAGACAGAATTGTATTCAAGAATACTTCCATTAGAAAAGTATCCTATTATTCCAATTATGAATATACATACAAGGACTCCTTATCCTGTTTCTGATGTTAGGATGATTAAAGGATTGCAAGAATATATAAATAAAACACGTTCTTTAATAATTGCTCACGCTACTACTAGTACAAACACTAAAATACTTGTACCAGAAGGTAGTGTTGATATGAAAGATTTCGAAGAAAAGTGGGCTCAACCTGGAGTTGCTATTCCATACGACCCTACTGATGGCGCTCCTATGCCAGTTCAGCCCACTCCCCTTCCTAATGAATTGTATTCTAATGAGCAAACTGCTAAAAATGACATTGACCATGCATTAGGGTTATATGAAATGATGATGGGTAATTCTCAAGCAGCTCCACAAACTTATAAAGCAACTATAAGTATAGATGAATTTGGCCAGAGAAAGATGAAATCTAAATTGGCTGATATTGAAGCTGCATTAACTAGAGTTGCTCAAGTAGCAATACCTCTTATTCAGCAATTGTATAAAACTGAAAAGGTGTTTAGAATAGTTAATCCAAATAATTCTTTGAGTGAGTACGTTCTTAATAAAAAGTTAGTTGATGACAAAACTGGTGAAATAAAATTGATTAATGATATTACTGTAGGGAAGTATGACATAATAGTAGTAACTGGTTCTACAATGCCAAGTAATAGGTATGCTGAACTTGAATTTTACATGGACGCATACCAAAAAGGTATTATTGATAGACAAGAAGTTCTTAAGAAGACTGAAGTTTTCGATATGGAAGGTGTTATGGAGAGAACAGATATAATTGCTAAATTGCAAAATCAATTGCAGCAAGCAGGCGAACAAATAAAAGAACTTAAAGGTGATTTGCAAACTAGAGATAGGGAAGCTATTAACCTTAGAAAGAAAGTTGAAGTTGAGAAATTCAAAGGAGGTCTTGATGGAGTTAGCAATAAAGCTAAAGCAGCGGGAACTGTTTATGAAAAACGTCTTGATGACAACTTAGCCACAATAAAGTCTCAAATAAGAGAGGCTTCAAAACAATCAGGCTCACCCTCTAGTGGCGAAGAGGCAGCTAAAAGGAGAAAGAAATAAATGACACAAGATAATATACAACAAACAGACACCCCTCAGGAAAGTACCGAACAGCAGCAATATGCTTCTTTAGAAGAAGCTGTATTTGGTTCAGAGGGCTCTGATGCAGTATCAAGTGCTTTTACTAGTGGTAATGAAGGAAATACTGAAACAGCTCCAGAAGCAACTGGACAACCTGAAGTAAGTACGCAAGAAACAACTGAAACATCTCAAGATTCGAACGACCAAAATAGATACCAATATTGGCAATCTCAAGCGGACAAGTACAAAAATGAGTTAGAGACTATGAAGCAAACTCAACAGCAGGCCCCTGTTCAACAACAAGCCCCTGTTAAAGAAGCTGAACCTCAAGTTGAAGAGTTTCCAGCAGCTCCTGCAAAACCAACACAACCTAGAACATTTAGTAGAGAGGAAGCTTATGGCGACCCTAATAGTGAAAGTGCTAGGTATTTAGATGAGTTAGAGGGATGGCGTGATGACATAAATGAGTACAACTCACTTAAAAATCAATATCAAACAGCTATTATTGAGGATAAATTTAATAAGATGGAGCAACAAAGAGTTGAAGCGGCTAAAAAACAACAAGCTGCTCAACAACAAGCTGCTCAAGAATCTGAAATTAAATCTCATGTAATGGGCCATTATGGTATGACTGAAACTGAGACTGCTGATTTTATGTCTAAAATGTCTGACCCTAATTCAATTACTATCGATAATCTTGTCCAATTGTATAGGTTTCAAAATGGTGTAGGGACGCAACAACCTGCTCCTGCAGCACAAGAGCCTAGTCAAGCTTTTACTCAAACACAAAATGCTCAGCAAGTGCCTTCGCCTATGGGTGTAATGCCTTCTGGAAATTCTAATGTTGACGGTAGAAGTATAGAGGATAAGATGATGGATACAATGGTGGGGAATTTTGATAACAAAAATCCCTGGAAGTAACTTATAATTAATCGCCCTACCTGAAGGTCTATTTTAGGCAGTTGAAGATGGGCAAAATTAAAGGATGGAAAAATGGCAGATGCAACAGTATGGAGTAATTCATCTGGCGGCGCTGGAGCTGGAAGTGTAAGTCTAGATAATACTAGACGTAAGTTTAATTTCGGCGAACGTGTAGCAGAACTTGCTCCTATACAAAGTCCATTCTTCGTATATTTATCGAAGGTGGCAAAAAAAGCGACTAATGACCCTGTTTTTAAATTTTTAGAACAGAGACATCAGTGGCAAAGACGTAATTTTGAAGTTAAAACAACGCTTACTTTATCAGAGGAAATGGTAGCTAGTGAAATCCTTGGTGCAGGCGTTGATTTAATTCTTACATGTAAGTATGATGAATATGGTAAAGTAGTAGCTGCAAATGAATGCTCTTATTTATTACCTGGTCAAGTACTTGCACTTAAAGCTGATGATGGTGTAGTTTATAATGTTAAAATATCTGAAAGCGCAGTTGTAAATAGTAGTGCATCAACTGTTCACGATGGTACTGACATTGCTCACTTAACATCAAGTCTTCATACTGAAATTTCAGGTGAGATGTTAAGCGTTGTAGGCACAGCTATACCTAATGCTACAGTTTTTAGTTCTGGTAATAAAGGTCAAGTTCTTGGCTCAGCTTGGGGTGAGGGTACTGACTCTCCACTTGGTTGGGAAGATAACTTGTATGACAGAGAAGGATATTGTCAAATCTTCAAAACTGGAATGAACATTTTCTCAGGAACAGCATTAGCAACAGAATATAGAGGTATTGCTAATGAGTTTCAAAGAATCTGGCAAGATAAACTGATGGAACATAAAATGGATATTGAACAAGCATTCTTGTTTGGTAGAGGTACTAATGACGCTAGAAGTTCAGCTGATGGTACAGGACTTACAGGTGCTCCTTGTAGAGCTACTTGGGGTATTCTACCTTATACTGAATCATTTGGTAAAATCTATAATATGTCCTATAGCTCATCTGGCTATGATGCGTTTTTAGATGCGATGGAAGATTTCTTCGCTCCTGAATCTGGTAATAGTGGTAACAAACTAGTACTAGCTTCAAGAAAAGTTATTACTTACTTAAATAAATTAGGTAGTGGTAGCTTTTTAAATAATTCTGTAGGTTCTTCTCAATATAGACTTGATGTAGAAACTATCCCTGGTGCTTTCGGGCATACAGTAACAATGGTAAATACTATTTTTGGTAATTTACACTTTGTTCAAGAGCCTTTATTAAGAGGTCCTTGGGAAGATTACTGCGTTGCAGTTGATATGAAGAATGTAGCTTATAGACCACTAAGTGGAAATGGTGTTAGTCGAGACACTTTCATTGAAACTAATGTACAAGACAACGGCGTTGATGGTAGACAAGACCAAATCATCACTGAAGCTGGATTGGAAATTAGTGTCCCTGAAACCCACGCAATTCTTAAGTTTTCTTAAGGTAGGAGGATATTATGGCTTGGACTAAAACGACTGAGGGTAAATCGGTACTACTTAAAGAGACTGTTACTATTGCGGATTCTGGTGGTGCAAATGCAACTTATATCCCTACTTCAATAATTCCTAATGATTTAATTGATTGGGAAGATAAGAAGTTTGCTGTTACTTTAAAGGTTACAGAAACTTCTGCGACTGACGGTGATGTTGATGCGTATGTACAAACCTCTCCTAATGGATTGACAACAGGAGATGTTGTGACACCAGGTAGTGGAGCTCATCCTAATTGGATAAACTCAGTAACCCTAAACTATACTATAGATACATCTGCTGCAAGCGTTGCTTCATTAGAAGCTGATTGTACAGATATTTATGGTCCATATATGCGAGTCTGGTTATTTACAGATGGTGCAGATATTCAAGATGCTTGTTCTATTGAGGTGTCAATAGCAGGTGTTGTTGGGACTGAACAATCAGGATTGGAACAATCTGATATTGGTGGTATAGGTGCTGACCCATCATAGTGGTTAGTTTAATTAATAATATAGAGGGGGCTTCGGCCCCTTCTATTAACTAGGAGAAAGAATGAGTGAATTAACAATAACAACGGCTGGTTCGTCTCAGACCGCTAAACCAGGGTTTGATAAAAAGAAAGCCGACATAATATATGTAACTCCTACAGTAATTGCAGGAACTACTCATGTTGATGATGTTATGTTTAATGCTACAGAAATACCTAATGCTGTTTCTCATAGAGGTGGAGTTGCAAAGTTAATTGGAATAGGTTGTATTGACCAAGATGCAGAAAAGCACGATTATGATTTAGTATTTATGCAAAAACAACAAAATTTAGGAACTGCTGGTTCTGGAGCAAATGTAAGCGATGACGATTTAATGGCAGCAAAACCTTTAGGAGCTATTGATTGTGATTGGACCGCAACACAAGTTAATGTTGCTAGTGTGCAAGGGCTTAATTATTTTGCAAATCAAAATAGAAATGGCGCAGCTCAACAACTTCCTATGCTTATAAAAGCTGATGTAAACTCAACAAGTATATATTTTTCAGCTATAGCAAAGGAAGAGATGGATTATGCAGCAACAGATGATTTGACATTTATTTTTCATATCGAATATTTATAGGAGTTTGTAATGGCATGGAGTAATATACATAGAACAGTTGGAAGTAACGGACAAATAACAGTTGAAACTGGCTACTGGGAGGAGACTATTAATCTTTTAGATTGGAGCGATGCTGCTAATAATGGCAAAGCTGCCTACACTAGTCCTATACCTATATCTGCTGAAAAAGACTTAACTGTTTTACTAACATTTTCACATGATTTAACAAATGACACAAGAATTATAGTAGAGCATAGTATTGACGGAACTAATTGGACTACCGCAGCTCAATCTGGGACAAGTATATTAGCTACAACTGATTTTACAGGTGGTACAGATATATCAACTATAGCTTATATAGATGATAGTAGGCAAGCTGAAAATACTACTGGATATTTTTTTGTATATGATTTTGAAGTTCATGGTTCAAGTAAGTTTACAAGATTTGGACTAGATGATAATGGCGGTAGTGATGACAGCGGAGAAACTGTTAAATTTCAAATAATACCAAATTAATCTTAATAAAGGAGAAAGTAAAAGATGGCAAGAGAAGAAGTAGGAAAACAAAGAATCCATATTGACTTAGTAGGAGCTACTAGCATGGGAACTACCATGGCTAAACCTATGGGTAAAAAAATGTCTTCAGATAAAGGCAAATCTAAAGTAAGTAAGCAAGTAGCTAAATCAAAAAATGTAGCTAAAGCTAAAAAAGCTGCTGACGATAAAGTAGCTAAAGAGAAAGCTAAAGGTGGCGGACTTGAACAAAAACCAAAGAAAAAACCTTAATGGTTAAAAGGTTAGCGAACAGATTTTCATCTAGTGTTGGGAATCCTTGGCATGGTCAAGAGCCTGACACTAGAAGAAAGCTAAATACTGGTAAAAGTAAAGCGAAGAAAGGTAAGAAATAATGGCTCAAAATGGAAACATAGCAAATAGAATAACAGACTTAATAGGTTCTCAATATTCTTCAGATGCTGCGTATTCAGGAGATTTAATTAATTCTGCTATAAATGAAGTAGCAGATTTGTTATCTTTAGAGACATTATTAAAACATTCTAGAACACCAGGTGTGTTAGAGTCTAATTCTGAGTGGCTTGTAGAAGGTAGAAAGATTTTAAAAGTTACTAGAATTGATGCCGATAGTAATGGCATAGAAAGAGAATGTTTATATGTTGATAGGCAAGATTTTCAAAAAGCTTCAGATTCAGGAAGTATAAGTTATGCTACTGCATATAGTCCAGTATTTCACATGGATTCTGCTAATGCTGGTGCTGCTACTTTAAAGATACTTCCAGAACCTACAACCCCTCAAAAGGGAAAGATATGGTATTTTTCATATGCAAGTGCAACTAGCCCAGATAGTAATATAGAAGATTTGACAGAAGCTACTTTAAACACAGCACTATATTTACCTTCCGAAACTATGCATGCTATAGTATTAAAAAGCTGTATTAATATCTTAGATGCTTACATTAGCAATCAAATACAAGATGAAGAAGATATGGAGTTGCTTGGAATGGTGACTCAACAAAAACAAGGTTTAGAGGCTAGATTTCAAGCTGAAATTCAAAGGTTTGTTGAACCAGATGAACAAGGAGGTGCGGGATAATGACAGCTAAAAAAATGATAGAACTAGTACAACAACACCATCCTCATATGGGAGAAACTGAAATATTAATGTTGCTTAACGATGCAAAAGATGAGTTTTGCGAAAGAACAGAAATAGTAAAGAGTTCGTCAACTACATTCAATACTACAGCTGGACAAATTCAATATGATTTGTCGTTAGCTGCAGATGTTCCCACAACAGGCGGTATTTTAAAAATTAATAAAGTTTGGGTGGGAGATAGTACAAATCCTTTACTTGCTACTAGATTACAAGGACCACTTAAAATAAAGGATACTGGATAATGGCTAAAAAGGTACAGAGAGGCTGGTTTACAGAGATAAAAGGTGGAGATACTATATTATGCATAGTAGAAAAAACCTCTAGAACAATAGATGGCATTACAGATGAATGGCAAGCTGTTACAGAAACTGGTTTATTTCTTAATATTGAATTTATAGGTACTGATGCTGATTTAACATCAACTAGTAGTACTTGGAATGATATTAATAATAGGTATCACAGGTCTATAGTTGATAAAGTTATATCTAGGGGATATACAGACCCTAGGAATATGGATGTAAATGTTGCGCAATATTTTGATGCAGAATATGAAAAAGGAGTACGTAAAGCCAAAGTAATGGCTAGGAGTCATTATTATCAAGGCTCTGGAAGAATAATACCACAGGATTTTTAAGATGGATTATTTAAATGTACTAGAAAAGTTCGGGATACCTCTATCTGTAGCTATCTTTTTTGGATTTTTTATATGGAAACAAAATAGGTTTATACAAGACGAGCTTCAAAAAGAACTAAGAGAAAGTTTTACTAGAGTAGAACATATTATAGTCAAACTAATAGACCAGCAAAAGAAGATGCAACTAGAGCAAAAAGGTATTGAAAATAGCTTTAAAACTTTAGTAGAGGTTATAGCAGCTTTAAGCGGAAATGGTTTAAAAGATAAGTTTTTAAGGATGCAAGAAAGAAATGAAAACAGAAAGTACTAAACAAATATTAACAGACCTTACTATTCATATTACTAAAATGAATGGTGATATAGAGCATATAAAAGAAAAAGTTAATGCTAATCATACGCATCTTGAAAAGATAAATGGAAGATTAAGAGATGCTGAGAATAGTATTACAGCTATTAAAACAATAGGGACTACTTTTACTTTTATTATAGGAGTAGTACTTGCATGGTTAGGTATAGATAGATGATTGAATGGGGATACTTCATGTTAGGATTTATTGTAGTATTCTTTGGAGGACTTTATTTGGTGCTTAACTTCGATATTGATTTAGATTTGACAGAAAAAGATGATGATGACAAGTGGGAGTTTTAGATGTTACAAGCTATAATAGTTAAAAAGGTTTTAGACATAGTTATGAAGCAAATCTTGAAAAAGTTTAAATTAGATAAGATTCAAAAGTATGTTGAAGAGCCAAATGTGCTTGATAAAAAGGTTTCAAAACTTGAGAAAAGTTTAAAGAAGTTAGAAAAATTAGCACATCCCCAAGCAAACTTTGTTTGCACTGATTGTGGATGTAAAGCTAAAAGAGTAAAATAACAAACCAGGAGAATATCTTATGATGAGTTTCTTAATGAGTAATTGGGAATGGATTATGCTTGCTATGTATGTAATAGAAAAAGTAGTCAAACTGTCCCCTACTAAAAAGGATGATGTTGTATTTGACATGGTCTTAAAACCAGTATGGAACGCAGTAAAGAGCTTAGTTGGCAAGTAGGATTGCAAATAAGATGATAATGTTAGAAGACTTGGTGGATAAGATTTCTGGTAAGTTAATAAGTCAATTAGTAATTAAAGATGATTTAGAGACTGTCTACAAACGTAGGCCACATTCTTGTCCACATTGTCATTCTAGCGAAATAGTTGGGATTGAAGTAATGGGCAGTTTTGAAGGTATTTTGTTATGGGAGTGTGAAAGTTGTGAAGACTACTTCCTAAAGTTTGACAAAGTTTATACTGAGAAAGAACTACAATATGCGAAAGGCTATTGGACAAATATTAATGATTGGGGATATTGTCCGAAATCTCAATATAACTAAAGGTTTTTTGATATGAAAAAGAAGAAAAACGGAGTACTAAGACGTGCTATAGTTACTCCAGATAAACACGCTCCCATACATGATAAAGCGGCTATCAATGTGGTGTGTAAAGCGATAGAGCTTGTAAAGCCTGATATATATATAGATTTAGGCGATTTGGGGGAATGGGGCTCAGTGTCTCATTGGCAATGGAAGCGTAAAAAGAAACCCCCTTTGGAGTATATAACACCGCATATTATTAAAGATATAAAAGGTGTTAATGAGTTACTTGACATAATTGACAAATCACTTGATAAAGTGAACTGCAAAGAAAGACATATTTGCGCGGGGAATCATGATGAGTGGTTAGATAGATTCGTTATGGAGCATCCTTATCTAGACTATCGTTTTGAAAAGGTGTGTAGATTCAAAGATAGAGGATACAAATACCATAAACCTGGAGAGTATCTAAAAATAGGAAAGCTCTATTTTTATCACGGGCACCATTTTGGTGGGCAGTACCACGCAGCGAATCATCTTAGAAAGTTAGGTGCCAACATTATGTATGGCCACCATCATTCCCTGCAACAGGATAGTGTAACTTTTATGGATGGACCTAAGTCTGCTTGGTCTTTAGGATGCTTAAAAGACATGTCTGCAGAAAAGAATGAATGGCTTGGAGGTAGACAACATAAATGGGCTCATGCGTTCGCAATAGTAGATTACTATAAAGGCGGTAGATTTACCGTAGATATAGTTCAAATAATAGATGGAAGGACAACTGTATGGGGAGAGCTTTTAGACGGAAATGTTTAAAGATTTCTAAAAATTATTGGGAATCGTCACATAGAGTTAATTGGATATATAAGGAGATAAATGCCAAAAGAATTAAGAGAGATTAGAAACTTTAATGAAGGTACGCTTTTAAACGCATCTGAAAGAGATATACCAGATAATTCGGCAGCGTATTCATTAAATGTGAATCCATTGGCAGAAGCTGGTATATTAAGCGGTATTAAGAATGACAAACTTTTCTTTGCTTCTAATAATAATATAACTACCCTGCTTACTCCTATTACATGGAATGCTTACTCTAGTACAACTGGTGGTAATCCAATAAATTCTCATCACCCTGGAAGTGGTCTTCAAACTTTTTTAGCAAGCAATGTTTATGCTTTTAATGAACAAGCTTCTGCTAAAGTATCTTTTATAGGAGCTAAAGGTAAAAAAGAAAATTTAATATTTAATCTTATAAGACCTTATATGGAAAGAGAAAAGGTTACTTCTTCTTTAGGTCTTTCTTATACGCTATCAGGTTTAGCTACTTCTGCAACTACAATAGATTTTTTAACTAATACTAATGCTATAACTGAAAATTTAGCAGATAGTGAGCTTACGGTTTCTGGATTTACTGATGGTTCTGCAACTGTGACCGCTGCAGGAACAACATTAGCAGATTTTGATGGGAAAATAATGACTATTAAAACTGCAGATGGAAAAGAAATTGTATATGAATTTGGAAAAGACAATAATGAAGGAGCTAGCGGTACTCATACAAGTGGAGCTTTAACGTCTGGAGGAAGAACTTTAATACAATTAAATGGGGAAACTACTGTATCTGGAATAGCAGATGAGATTGAGAAAGCAATAGAACATGCTAATGGGCATAATGGAAGAATAGCAGTTAGTAGGGCTAGCAGTGTTTTAACCCTAACAGATGCTGGCGATATTATGAGTAGCCATCTTAATGAAGATGATTATATATGTTTAATGTCTGCTGGCAGTGCTTATACTTCAGGTACAAATGAAATTATAAAAATAACTGCCGTTAATGCAACGTCTTTTGACATTCAAAGAGGATGTTTTGGTACTCCTGTTAAAACATTAGCTGCTGGAGATTATGATGTATTTGCCAATAGAATAACTATAGATAGTGTTCAAACAGTATCTTCTAGAGCTTTATTTAATATTTATGGAGCTAGTACTAGCTCTAGTAAAGACGCTTCTATATGGAGTGGAAAAGCTGGGAATCATATAGGAGGAAATGGTCAAAACTTTATAAATGGTAGTGATGATAAAGCAGGTATATATGCTACTGATGGAAGTAATGCTACTGTAACTTTTAACGCTTCTGCAAAGACAATAACTTTTGGAACTGATTTTGATTTCTTTCCAGGCACAGAAGGCGATACAATTACCTTATATGCAAGTGCAGATAAAACTAATTATGGATATACTGGTAAGATAGTAAAAAAAGTTGATGCATGGGAAATTGATTCTAATAATGGAATTATTTTAACTATGGATACTGCTCCATCATCTGAAACAATTACTAGTGGTAGTTTATTCTTTGAGACAAATCTTATTAAAAATAATACATTTCATCATGCCGTAACAACATCTTATCAGACAGTAGCTTCTGATGCAGAGTATAAATTAAACGAATGGAAGCATAGGTGTTGGCATGGAGCTTCTGGAATTGCTTTAAATTATTGGGGATGGAGTGCTTCTTTTTCAGATGACACTTTAGTTACTTTGCAATCTAGTGGTGGTTATTGGCAAACATCTCCAGATATGCTTATGGAAGATGCATCTGCTGATAATTCTAATACTTACTACCCTGGAGAAACTAGCGATAAATTTGTAAAATTAATACAAGATTATTTATTTGCAGCTGCATCTGCTATTACCGAAAATTTATCTACTACTGATACTATTTTAAACTGTTCTGCTGAAATGGGTCAAACTGTTGCTAGAAATGATATACTTAAGTTTTCTGATAGCTCTGATAGTTTAAGTGGTAATATAGAATATATGAAAGTATTATCTATAGATGGCACTAAACTTACTGTAGAAAGAGGGGCTTATAATAGCGTAGCAAAAGCTTGGGATGCTTCAAATTCTAATGAACAAAAGATTAGAAAAGGAGTTAATACTGCTATATATCAATCTATATCTAAGGATAAATTAAAAGGCAATCAACAATACAGATTATCATTTTATGCGCAAGATAATGATTGCGATAGCAACAACTCTGCTTATGGAGGTTTGTCATTAAGAATTAATGGTGGATATATTAATGTAGATGGCATATGGACTGAACCTAATAAAGATTTGACAAATGGATATGGTTCTACCGTTAAAGATGTTATGCAAGAAGATAGATGGATTCCTTTTCAAGATTTAAATAAACCTAATGGAGATTCTGCTGTAGATACTAATTCTGAAGCTACTGACAATGGATTAGATAATATATGGAGAAGATTTGACATAGAGTTTACTTTACCAGAAGTTTTAAATACTAATTTAGAATTAGAGTTTAGCTCTAGAGGTAAAGATACTTCTTATATATACATAGACCAAGTTGATTTGTCTGAAAATACTTTAATCGTAGTAGAAGATAATACTTCATTTTTAGATTCTTCTGGAATGATAGATAATTCTGGAGCAAAAGATTTAGTATTCTGGGATTCAGTTTCAAATAAATTAGGAGCAGTAAAGAATATATTTGGAGACCCTTATAAGATTCCTGAAACAACTACTGATATATCTTTTTCTGACTTTGCTCCTTCAGATTTAACATCTTCTAAGACTGCTTTTGTTGCAAACAATAGAGAGTTACATATAGGATTAGGTTCAAGAGGAGAAGACTCTTTCCCTCAATGGTTAGGATATGTAAATAGAAAAGTATTTGGCGTAGATTATTCTAGTGAATTATATAGAGATGATGATACAGTTCATAAATATGGAGCAGAATCTTCAGGTGCTTTGTCAAAGATATGTGTAGCAGGAGAACATGAGTATTTGGCTGCTACAATTAGTTCGTCTGGCAGTATAGGGGATGCTAATACTATTATGGAAATAGACCATAATAACCATAGCATGAATGTCGGTGATAACATAGTGGTTAGAGAATGGGCAGATGCTTCTAATACTTGGTCAGGAGCAGGAGTATGGGTAGTAACTGTAAAAGACCCTGATGGAGACGGCCATTCATTTACATGTAAAAGAGATACTGATTTAGATGCAAACCCTGCAACTGGAAGTTTTCTTCAAACTGACGGTTCTGATAATAATAGAGACCAAAATACTGGAAAGATTTGTTATAGACCTTATTACTATTATGGAGTAAGAGACGGAGATGCACATATATACAGAATAACTCCTTCTGATAGAATTAAATCAGATTTAAGTTTAGATACTGCTAATTATCCAGCAGGTAAAATAGAAAGAAGTTCTCCTTTAAGAGCTCCTTTAACATCTATATGTACTTGTCATAGTAAGCAAAATGAAAGCACAGGCGGTGGTAAAGTATACGCAATGTCAAATGTATCTGGAGATATATATGTAGTAGATGTTCAAGTTATATATAATGCGTGGACTACTACTGAATTAGCAGATTCTATAATTAGAACTGAATTTAGGTCTTTTAAATGGAGTAATGAAGGCTCTTCTGCTACTGCTTCATCAAATGGTAATAAAGGCGGCGGAACGGGAGCAACAAATGTTGTATTTGGCAGTATAGCTTCAGAAAGCACTCCTATTATAGAACCTGCTGGTATAATGTCAGATATATTAGAAACTAAAGGTCCTACTTCAGATTTTATTCATTCAACTAGTTCTGTAACTGCAAATGACACTGACCATTTTGATACAAGGCTATGGATACAATTTAGACCTGGTGGAGATGATACATTTGGAGAAGGTTCTAGATTTTTGTTTGCTGGAAGAACTACTAGTTCAAATACATCAGGTGAAAATACTATAGGATTTGGAGATAGAACTCCTCCTACTAACGTGTTATTTCCAGACTATTTAAACTATAATGGAGGGGGGCATGGATATGGTGGGTTTAAGCCAGGATTAAGTGCTTATGGATGGCAAGGAGGTAATCCTAATACTGATTTTCCTGCGTCAAAAACAATAGAAGCTTATTCTTTAAATAAACATTGGACATATACTCATGCTAGGCATGCACATATGCTGGAAAGATTTGGATTTTTAAGAAAGAAGAAAAAAAGTACTGGAGCACATCATGGAGCTGAATGGGGAAGCGAGCATGATTATACTGCTGGTGCTAGATGGCCTTATATAAATTTTGGCTGGAATACAGGTTGGCAAGGATTAGGTTCTAAATTTACAGCTATTAAAGTTGCCAAATATGGTTTATGCCCAATGTCCGATAATGACAAAGATGGAGTAATAGATGGTACTGGTTTATTAGTTCCTAGTACAACATCTATACAAGCAGGTAATCCATATGGAAATTTAAATCAAAGAGTTTGTGGACACGCTGTAGGTCTTATAGGAGGAAGTGAGATACCTTGGACTAAACATGGAGGAAAAATACTTAGAGTTGGCAATTATTTTCACGGAAGTCATCATTTAGTTGATACTAATGGAGAGCCTTATGTTGAAGCTCCATTTGATATGAAAACAGAAAAGTGTTTATTTGTTTGTTCTGATGTACATTACGGAGATTATACTCCAGTTTATCCAGATGATGATTATTACGCTACTTATACAGCTATTGCAGATGGAGCTAAGATAGATAATTTTGGAGGTTCTGATACAGATAGTGATTTATTAACATTAACATTAAGCTCTGGAACAGGAACAACTGGAAGAAATTATATAACTGCTTCTTTATTACAAGCTGGAGATATAGTTTTTATAAAAGATACAGCAGGTGACAATTTTGATACATCTGGAGTTATAACTAATGTAGATACAGCTAATAATAAAATAACTGTAGATATAGTAGATGGAAGCCCAAGTACTGACACTGGTACAGTTTTTATTCAAACTTCTAGAAATGGAGAATATGCCAAAACCTATTATACTGGCGAATATTACAATCATGGAATAGCTCATCCTAACCATCTTATGTTTCATTTTGCATATAACGATGAAGAACCTATGGATGGAGAAATATTTACTAAAGGAGATGCTTGTGGAGCTTTTAGTAGAAAATGGTATACTAAACCAACAAGAACAGGAGGAACTTTTGCATATTTACCTGGAATACAATCTCCAGTAGAGCGTCTTGATTATAGAGCAGGTTATTTAATTAGACCATTTGATACATCTGAAAACACTTTTGAAGATTTAGTTTTAGGTAATTTAACAGCAGTTGATATACCAGCAGCTCCAGAAGCTTTATATCATGTAAAAAATGGCACTAATTTACACTATCATTTAAATACTTCTAGTACTGCTAATAACTATGCTACAAGAATGTTTATTGCATCTAGTTCTAATATATCTGGAGAGTCTGATAAATCTAAAATTTATATATGCGATTTAAATCTTAATTACCCAGACCAAGGTAGCCATATAGGCGATTTTGCTGGGCAAGGTATATGGGGCATAAAAGGTGATGATTACAATACAATGGATGGCTGGGATATAGTTGCGGCTGGAACATTAGGTTCTTCTCCTTATTCACATGCAAATGGTGGAGTAGATACTGGACCAACTAGAAATTCAGGTCATTTCCCAACTATTAAACTTGTTGATGGAACTACTAATGTTACTTTTGGTGACTGGAATTTTAAATATAGAAACATGACTCCATATGGAAAGACAGGCCCTTCTGGTTCTATTTACACAAATGGATTCCATGGACTATGTTTGACAGTAATTGACCAAAATGATGGAACATCTCAAACTAGATTTGTTGTAGGAAGTGAAAGCGCTGGAACCGCTGATGATGATGATGTGTATTTAAAAATGCATTGGGCTTTTGGTAGAGAGCCTCAATCAGGAGATAAGTGGTATTTGTCATTTCATGGAAATATATGCACAGCTCCTATAAGACTATTAAAAGAAGTAGAATTAGGACATGGATTAGGTTCTGCATTTACTAAAGACCCTACATTGTCTTCTACTATATATAAATCTACTGGCTCAATAGGTACTATAGATGGAGATGG